GTATGTTTTATTTACTGCTTCAACCGAAGTAAAAGAAGTTGATTCCCAGGGATCTAAGCTTCGCCTTTTTATGCAAAAAGAAAACTTTTCAAAGTTTGTTGATTTTCTAACCACAAATAGGAGCTCCAATGAAGACCGATGCTAATTTTCGAATGACTAAGCTTGATAAGATCCAACTAACAAATGCTTGGAATAACCCAAGGCGCGTAGGTCTGCATGAACAACTAATTATTGCACAAGTTGAATATGAACAATGGAAGAAGCGTTCATTTTCAAATAAAGTAGAAAAGAATGATTGATCAATCCAAAGTTTATATTGAGTTAAAGTCTCGTGAGGTAAAAATTGAATTTACAAAGAAAGATGGAACTCAACGATCAATGTTGTGCACTCTTAATGAAGCAGTCATTCCAACCGAAAAGCTTCCAAAGTCCAAAGAAGAAACAAGTGATTCCATTTCTTCTGAAACCTGTCGCGTGTTTGATGTTGAAAAGCAGGACTGGCGAAGCTTTAGATGGGACAGCGTGACTGAAGTAGTTTAATTTGCATATGTACATTAATTGACTAATTGGATATAATTACTCTATTAATAGAAAACAGGAATACAAATGTCTAATACTGAAAAGCGAATTGCCCGTATTGAGCGTGCACAGCAAGCATATAAAGGTGTTGGTGAACCTATGATCCGCGAAGATCATTATGCCATTGACATCATGCGTGCTTTGAATTGGTATCGTGCTAATGAAGAAAATAAGACTATTACTAAGTATGGTCTTGAATTTCTTAAGAAGAACAATAAGACCCAATACGTTAAGTTCTTCAATGAAGCCGCAGATTGGGAAACTAATCAAGTTGCAATTCTTATGCGCCTGGCATTTCGCAATCAATATCTAGATTCAACTCATCTTAAGCTTATCGATACTCGCCTTGAAGAAATCAAGGATAAGTATACTAAACTTCAAGAACAAGTTAAGGTAGAAGAAAAGCCTGTGGTTCCAGTAATTAGTGTTCAAGATCGAGTACTTGAATCGGCAAAGACATTTGCGGCCGAGATCGATGCTGAAATTGACAACTTCATTTCTAATAAGACTTCGGACTTTTCAACTAAGACTTTTCTGCTCAAGAATAATATTTCTGGTCAAGTTGCAAAGAAAATTAGTGAATTTTATATTGAACTAAACAATGAACTCCAAGAAGCAATTCTAGGTGAAGATGAACAACTAGTTGAAGGTTATTCACACTTTACTAAAGCACAACTTAAGAAGTTTCAGTTGTTTGTTCAAAGTATTATTGCTGATTGTGATCAACAAATTGTTCGGGCAAAGTCTGCTCGAGCTCCTCGTGCTAAGAAAGAAAAGGCGCCCGGTCTACTTGTTTCGAAAATGAAGTATATGTTTGAGTTTCCGGAACTTAATCTTAAGAGTATTAACCCAACTGAAATTATCAAAGCCGATGAAGTTTGGGTATATAATACCAAGACTCGAAAGATGATTGTGTATCGCGGTGAGAATGGTCCAGTGCTTTCAGTTCGTGGTACTACTATTCTTAACTATGATACCATTACTTCTGAAGCTAAGACACTTCGAAAGCCTGAAGACTTCTTTAAAACTCAAATCGGCAAGCGCCCATTGAATGCGGCATTTAAGACTATCAATTCAAAGCCAGCAACTCCAAATGGTCGAATCAATCAAGACATGATTATTGTGGCGGCATTTAAATAAGTATAAATATTTTTATTTAAACTTATGCTTTCATTTAAAGATTTTTTAATTCTTTATGAACATGTTCTTTCAATTGGTTTAAATCCAGAACATGAAAAACATCGTGAAAAACATCGTGAAGAAATTCATGATATGATTAAAAAGTCATATGAAAAGATTGGTGGATATGGCGGAGAAAAATCAGGTTCTAAAGAAGAATCAGATAAAATTCATCACGATATTAGTCATTCAATGATTAAAACTATACGAAGAAATGGTAAACTTACCGCGGTAAATCTTTATAAAAGTAATAGAGGTCGTAAAAATATAGCAATTGCTACTGATGGCACTGATCAAGGTAAGACTGATATTAAAAAGATCAAACATGAAGATATTAGACATAAAAGATCTTGGGGCGAATATTCCGGTGCAGCAGAACATATTCAAAGAAAACTTGGTGCACCTGTTATACCAAATACTAGAACAAAACAATTAATTGGTAAAGATATTGAACCAAATGAAAATGGTGAACATTATACAAGAACTATTGGTACAGAAAAACGTAAAAAAGTTATTTTAGGACATCCAAAAGATCAATAGTAATGTACAAAAAATAGACACTATTGTATAATTACATTATGAAAAAGGTGATTATTTATTTCCATGGTTACGGTTCTTCGGCAATGTCAACCAAAGTTGATACGCTTAAGGAACACTTTCCACTAACTTATTCCTATGACATTGATGCTGATCCTTCAGTATCACTAAATAGTCTTAACAAAAATATTGATGATCTTCTTCTTAGTCATAAGTATTTGAATGATGAAGAACTTTTATTGGTTTTTGTTGGCACTTCACTTGGTGCTTGGTATGCAGAACGTCTAGGTTTAATGTACAAAGCAAAGATGGTTCTTGTGAACCCTTGCTTTAGTCCTTCAAAGACTCTCTTAGAACTCGGTCTTGATAAGTCAATTGCCGACAAGTATGATGATATGTCTTTTGATGGCGATTCAATTGTAATTATTGCTGAAGACGATGAACTTATTGATTTTTCTCCTATTTTGGATAAGACATCAAATAAGTTGATAAAGTCTAAAACTGGTGGCCATCGCTTTAATGGTGAAGAATTTAATTTAGTAATTAATCACATTAAGTCTATTATATGACAAAACAAGAACTAGATGGTTTACTTTTTGCAATTATGGGATCTACTACTCTAGTAAAAAAGTGGTGGAATTCTCCCAATGAAGCATTTGACCAACAAAAGCCGGTTGATGCGTATAATCAAATGCCTGAACATGTTGAACAATATATCCTTTCTTTTATTAAGAGATAATTAATCATGATTAAGTATTGTGTAAATTGTTTATATAATGTCAATGAACTTTGGTGCAGTTCGCCAAAGAATGGAATTAGTCTTGTTACTGGTGAAGCAAATATGGTTTTTGCTCATACTTCGCGTAAAGATAGTTCACAGTGTGGTATTCGGGCTATGTACTTTCAACCAAAGAAAATTGTACTTGAACAACCTAAGTGGAAAAAACTGTTTACAAAAATTATGAAGTAGTATACAATGTAGCTATTATATGAAAACGGTGAACTAAAATTATTTTAATTGATTATTCTCAAGTAGCTTTGTCTAATATTTTTATGTTCCAAAAGGAACTAAAACAAAGCATGAGTGAAGACAATCGTGCCGCTGCCGAAAATATTATTCGGCATGCGGTTTTATCTACAATTAAGTCTTACCGAAAAAAGTTTGGCCAAGAATATGGCGAAATGGTCATTGCCTGTGATGGTCCAAATTATTGGCGCCGCGACTTTTATCCACAATACAAAGCAAATCGAGCTAAAGCTCGTGAAAAGTCTGATCTTGATTGGAGTTTAGTCTTTGATTGTCTTCATGCTTTGAAGCAAGATCTAAATGACCACTTTCCATATAAGGTACTTAATATAGATAAGTGTGAAGCCGATGATATCATCGCCGTGCTCACCTCATGGTCACAAGATAATAATTTAGTTCAGACAGGCCTTGTTGAAACTCCACAACCAATTCTTATTCTTTCATCTGATCACGACTTTGGACAACTTCAAAAGTATACAAATGTCCGTCAATGGTCACCAATGCAAAAGAAGTTTGTTATTGAAAAGCAACCTCTTAAGTATGTAATTGAACATACCGTACGAGGTGATTCTGGTGATGGTGTTCCATCAATTTATTGCGCAGATGACTTTTTTGTAAATAAGGAACAATATGGCAAAGCCCCCTCCGTAACTGCCAAGAAACTTGCTCTATTTCTTGATAATGGTTTTGATGCTTGTCAAAATGATACAGAACGACGCAACTGGCACCGTAATCAAACTCTTGTAGATTTTAATTTCATTCCCAAAGAAATTAAAGATTCTATCGTGAATACATATACTACTAAGACTATTACTGGTGATCGTAATTCAGTCTTTAATTATCTTGTCAAGCATAAGTGTCGGATGCTGCTTGATTCAATCGAGGAATTTTAATGCATAAGTATATCCCAGAGGTTTTGGCTGAAATTAATAATGACCCAAAGACTATTGAAAAATTTAAAGGAGATGGTGCACTAAGTCTTCTATTTAAGCATGCCTTTGATCCATCACAAAAGTTCTTATTGCCAGAAGGAGATCCTCCTTACAAGGAAGATCCTGCTCCAATTGGAATGACACCTGCAATTCTTAAGCAAGAATTAAAGCGTCTTTATGTTTTTTGTCGGGCTGATCTTACCGCTGTTCGCCGTGAAGATTTGTTTATCCAACTTCTTGAAAGTGTTCATCCAACCGAGGCAAAAGTTGTTCTTGCCGTAAAAGACCAAACTCTTGATAAGCTTTATCCTAACGTAACACATAAGTTGGCCTATGAAAATGGATTTGTGTCTGTGCCACCGGTTGAAACAGTAAAAAAATCAGAGCCCGTCTCGGAAGAAGTAGTGATGGAATTTCCAAGGCGGGGCCGGCCAAAAAAAGTAATTGGCCAAAATTAAAAGGTATACGTTTATTAATAAATAAACTAATTAAATTATGAATATTAGAATTGAATTACTAGTTGGTTTTGTTTTAGGATTTGAATTGTTTTTTGAACAACAGGCCGCAACTTTAGAACTTGGATTTATTAGAGTTCTTTTTGATTGGGAGAACTAATAATGTTTGAAGAATCAATAAAAGAAGCAATAACAAAACTTAAACATTTGCAAAGTCTTCAAGAAAAAATTGATGATGAAGATTTTGATGAAGTAATTGATTTATTGCAAATTGCGTTAAAGATTGCTTCTAAGTCTCGTAAGCCACTAAATGACGATGAAGCAAAAGAAATTTATAAAAAGCTTAGGCCGGGTTGGAGACCACTCGACTTTGTGAGACTAGTTGAAAAGCAGCATTCAATCACTTAAAAATATGCAAGTATATCTTGATATGGATGGTGTTCAAGCAGATTTTTTTACAGCTTGGGCAAACTTATTTGGAAAGTCACGATATAAAGAATTAGGTGATCGTGCAGCAAGAGAAGAGACTATTAAGGATCTAAATAGTCGAGGTGAAGAGTTTATTGAAGAATTCTTTGCAACTCTGCCGGTGTTACCAGGTGGTCAGAGACTTATTGCCTGGTTGAATGAAAATAATATACCATTTACTGTATTAAGTGCTCCTCTTCGTGGCAATGAGCAAGCATCAATCCGGGGAAAAAAGATATGGCTTGATAAATATAATCCCGGTAGCAGTGCAACTGCTATCTTTGATTGCAATAAAGAAAAGTATGCTACATTAAATGGAGTAAATATTCTTGTTGATGACTATAAGCCATATATTGAGCGGTGGAGTTCTAATAGTGGTATAGCAATTTTATATCGAGAACATAATATTAATCAAGCAATAGAACAGATATCAAAGTTATTTCAATTGGAGGTTGTATGAAAAAGTCTTTAGTTTTAGCAAGTCTTATTATTTTCACATCAAGTCCAGTTTATGCCGATGATTTATCGCCATTATTTGGTTCTGTTATTGGTGGTGTACTTGGTAGTCAATTTGGGAGTGGTACTGGTCAAGCAGCAATGACCGCTCTTGGTGCAGTAGTTGGCTATCGTGCTGGATCTACCCAAAGCATTAACACAGTGTATGGTCAAACACACATTCCAACTTATAGTCCAACATACGCTCAACAAGGTTTTTATAGTAACCCTTGCTCCGGTGAGATGTACTATGAAGGTCGATATGATCCACAGCTAGCTCAGTCATATTGCCGTGGTCGCCAAGAATATCTTCGTAATCAGCGTGAACAAGAACTATTTAATGCTCGCCAACGTGGCATGGCTGGAAATTAATTTGCTTTAACGTATGTACATTAATCTGCTTTCATGGTATAATGACTCTATAGTGATTAAGGAGTTATACCATGAAAGCAGGTCGTTTGGCAATCCGTAAGACTGATGTTCAAGTTGCAAAGAACATGTGGGTTTCAATGGGTGCTATGTACAATAAGAAGTATGCTGAAAATACCCAAAAGATGGTTCAAATTGTTCTTAAGCATATCGATGCTATCAAGGAACAACTCGATGTTTCAAATCACGTAGCAATCCGGATTTGCCCGATTCGTAAGAAGTCTACTGCTGGTCGATTCCTAATGGAATCAAAGGTTGTTGAACTTTCCTGTAAGTGGGAAGATACTCTTGAAGTTCTTAGTCATGAACTAGTTCATGCTGAACAAGATCACCAAGGGCGACTTGCTAATATTGGTAATAAGCCAATT